TATCAATCTCCATATTATAATACTTATAAAGGATTTGGTTATAATTGCAATGAAGGCGGCGGAAATAGTCGTGGTGAAAATAATGGAAGAACGAAACTCACTAATGAAGATGTGGCTTATATTAGAGAGTGTTATGGCAACCATATGCGACGCCGTGAAGTATATAAACAATTTCAAGACAGAATAAGTTTTAGCAGCTTCGCATCCATTTGGGACGGAACCACTTGGAAAGATATTAAAATGGAAGTTTATACCGAGGAAAATAAAAATTTCTATAAATATCACGCAACAGATGGCTCTAATTCAGATAGCGCAAAATTTACAAGTGAAGAAGTCTTAAAAATGCGAGAACGGTACGTTAATGAAGATGCAAGAAGTATCTATAATGATTTTAAAGATAGATGCAGTTACAATACATTACAACAAATATTGTGGGGTCGCACCTATAAAGACCTGCCAATATACAAGAAAAAACAAAAGGTTTGGGTTAATAAATGAAGCCTGTATCGACTATTCCCCGGAAGGGAAGTACAGTCACTATTGGTACGTGATTGGAAAGAGTATTCTCATTTTAACGAGTAACAGATAGTCAGCGCCATTAGAAATAATGGGTAACGTGGGAAGTCACATAGGATTGTTAATTATGGCAAACTTATGGTATCTTGCGCCAGACTTTATAAAAGAAGGTAGACTGTATTGGCTTAAATCTCCTCTTTATATAGTAGAAAATAAAGGAGTAGAAAGTTACTACTTTACTGATGAGGAGTTTAATAAGGTTCGTTCAACAGTAAAGGGAGAGGTAACGAGAGCAAAAGGATAAGAGGTAGTCTGGTCCTTACATACTTTTCCGCTTATCGGCGGGGTAGTCTTCATTGACTGCTAACGAGGGTAGTCCCAAGTTGGATAATCTCGTGGGAAGAATTATTCTTGGAGGAAATGTATGACTGGTATATACAAAATTACAAATTTAATTAATAATAATGCTTATATTGGGTTATCTATAAATATTGAAAATCGCTGGAAATCTCATAGAGAAAGAGCTTTTGATAGTGATAATAAAGAGTATGATAAAGTATTGTATCAAGCGTTCAGAAAATATGGTTTAGAAAATTTCAAATGGGAAGTTTTAGAAGAATGTAAACCAGAAGAGCTAAAAGAAAAAGAAATTTATTGGATAAATTATTACAATACTTTTAAAAAAGGATATAATGCTACTCCGGGTGGAGATTTAGTTGATACTCACGGCGAAAAACATCCTAAGCACAAATTAACAGAAAAAGATGTTATAGAAATAAGATTATTGTGGGCATCCAAGACTATCTCTACAAGAGAAATGTATTATGAATATCAGGATAAAATAGAAAAAACCGGTTTTAAAAAAGTATATACTTGGCAAACTTGGAAAAATATTTTACCCGAATTAAATACACAAGAAAATAGAGAGTGGCATAGAAATAATTCTAAAAGTTATAGCAACCCAGGAGAAAAGAACCCAAAAGCAAAAATTAGTGACCAACAGTTTGAAAGCATTAGATTAAGATATGCAAATGGTGAAAGTTTAAGAACCATTTACGAAGACTTTAAAAATATATATTCCAGTTACGACAGCTTTAAAGCTACTAATCTTAAAAGGATTAAGAACTTAGAAAAGAATAATTAACCTGTATCGACCATCTCCGTTGTTGGAGAGTACGATTGCTATTGATACGCAATTGGAAACGGTATGCACTATATGTGAAGAAATGGTCAGTACAATTAGTAATAATTGAGTAATACGTAGGTGAATTGCCTGCCGCAACGGCGCGAAAATCAATGTTTAGTCCTGAATATCAGCGTCTTGAACGTATTGAGTATTCGGAAGAAGGTATTGAAATGCTTGAACAGCTAATGGGCAGTAGAGTAGAACCGAGAACTGAATACGTGTTTAATAATATTGACTTTTCAGAAATAAAGGAATAATTATGATTATAGTAACTAAAGAACCTGACAGGTTTGTTGAATGTAAAATTTGTAAAAGTTTACTTTCTTATAATTGGAAAGAAGATGTAAAGAAGAGAGACACTGAAAGTTCAATGTCCTCTTTTCCGAGTACTTTATATTATATTAAATGTCCGATTTGTAAACATCAAGTAGTAGTATTAAAAACCTTATGAGGTAATTATGAAAACCTATTTAGTAATGAATGTTCATAGTCACAGCTATGAGATTATAAACCACGCTCTGAAATATGAGGTAAAAGAAGTATCTTTACCTTTTGCTAGTCCTAGGAACAATGTAGAGAATTATGAAATAATTATTACGAGAATTAATGGAATGGTTTCAAAATATCCATATTCAAGTTATATAATTTTTGAACAAATTGAGCCTAAAGACGAAACACCTCTAGATTAGGAGTAATATAATGAATGCATTTGAAGAAAATGGACAATATCGCATTGAAAGCGGAGTTCTTTTCGATGCCGAGGGAGAAGTGATAGCACGCTGCATAGGTGGCGTTGCTAGTCCGCCCAAGTCTCTTAATGTTCGACTAGTAAGAGCCAAAGTAGGTGGAACCTGGGCTAATAACTATATTCCAGCTGGTACTATCACAAAAATAAATTATGATATTCCTTCTCGACATAGCTGGTATCTATTAGTAGGCGGTGCTTTTGTACCATTTTATAGAAATGAAATAGAAAAATATTTTGAACCCGTAAATGATTGACTTTTACCTAAAATTATGATATAATACTATTATAGAAAGGATGTGAATAAATGAGCGAACTTAAAACAATAATAGAACAGTCGTTTAGTCAATACGCTGGAGCTGTGCTGCAAAGCCGTGCGCTCGTAGATGTTCGTGATTGTATTAAGCCATCGGCTAGACAAATATTTTATTCAATGTTGCAAAATAAACTTACTTATGACAATAAGTTTAAGAAAACTGCGAATGCTGTCGGTTTAGCTATGGCAGATTATTACATTCACGGTGATGCATCTTGCGAAGGCGTAATAATGAGAGCAGGGCAGCATTTTGCTATGAGATATCCTTTGGTTGCCATAAAAGGTAACTGTGGTACATTAATAGCAAGTGGTAACTGGGCGGCTTCGCGTTATACCGAGAGTAAACTTTCTGAAATTTCGGGCTTATTGTTTAAAGATATAAACAAACAGGCTATTACAGAATGGCGCGACAACTATAGTAATGAAAAGCAGTATCCTGCCGTATTACCGACTAAAGGATACTACAATATCGTTAATGGCACAATGGGTATAGGTGTCGGCGCCGCAAGTTCTATACCTCAGTTCAATCTAACCGATGTAAACAATGCATTGATTAAATTACTGTGGAACTCCGATATACCTTTTGAAGATATTTATTGTTGCCCCGATTTTGCGACTGGTGGTTTACTTCTAAACGAAAGTGAAGTAAAAGAAAGTCTTAAAAATGGTACTGGCAAGGCTTGTAAATTGCGTTCGGTTGTATCGTATGATGAAAAAGAGCGCACGCTTGTAGTGACAGAAATACCTTATGGCGTTTACACTAATACTATATGTGGAGAACTTGATAAGATACTCGATGAAGAGCCAGATTGTGGTATAGAAAGATATAATGACCTTACTGGTGAAAATCCGTTGATAAAGATTTATCTTAATCGTAGAGGTAATCCCGATAAGGTAATTAAGTATCTTTACAAGAATACTTCTCTTCAATCATATTATGGCATTAATTTTACTATGCTTGAAGACGGTAGATATCCTCGAACATTCACTTGGAAAGAAGCACTTCAGGCTTATCTAACTCACCAAATTAATGTCTATACTAACGTATTTAATTTTGAACTCAATAAGCTCAAGGCGCGACTCCATATAGTTGAAGGTATTATAATTGCTTTGGCTCATATTGACGAAGTAGTTAATACTATAAAGTCTTCAACTAGCGCGACAATAGCAAATATTGAGTTACAGAAGAATTTTTTACTTACTGAAACACAAGCTACTGCGATACTTGAAATAAAACTTGCTAGACTTACTCATATGGAAGTTGAAAAGTATAAGCAGGAGAAAGTTAAACTTCTTTCTCAAATAGCAGAGATTGAAAAAATTCTTTCTAACGAAACTCTTTTAAAGAAAGAAATAGAAAAGGATTTAATCACTGTAAGAGATAAGTATGGCGACGCAAGAAGGACTCAGGTATTAAATCTTTCGTCAGACAATGAAGATGAAATAATCGAAGAAGTAACTCTTATTGCTCACGTTACTAACAAAGGTAACATCTATACAAGTGAGTCTACTACTCTACTTAGTCAGCGCAGGGGCGGAAAGGGTAATAAGCTAAAACTCGGCGCCGATGAGTATGTAATTGCAACAATCAACGATACAAACTTAGGCTCTATGTTACTGGTTTCTGATAAGGGCAAGGTTTACAATATTAATTTATCAGATCTCACAATAGGAGAAACTACTAATATATACGGAACATTTGATATTCCCATTGACGAGCATCTAGTCGGCGCGATGGCATATAACAAAACTGATAGCTTTAAGTACATCTTCTTCCTTACTAAGCTGGGGATGATAAAGAAAACTTTAATATCAGAATATAAAACTAAAAGGTCTACTGGCATTCAGGGTATCAAACTCAAAGATAATGATGAAATAGTAGATATTAGTTTCATAAACGACGAGAATTATGTAATCGCTACACACGAAGGTTTGGGTATAACAATAAATACTACCGACATTCCTGCCACTGGTAGAGTAACTCAAGGCGTAATTGGTATTAAACTCAATAAAGATGATTATGTAATTTCTGGCGCGAAAATAGCATCAGATGCTCAATATCTCGCAACAGTAACCGAGCAGGGCTATATCAAAAAGACTAATATAGAAGAGTATCCGTTATGTAATCGTTATACTAAGGGATCGGCAGTACAAAAGATATCTGATGATGATTATTTGGCGGCGGTACTTCCTCTTGGTAGTGATAAGGATATTTTGGTTCTTTCAAGTAGAAATATTATTAAATTTTCTACCAATGAAATTCAGCTATCTTCACGAACAACAAAGGGTACGCATAGTATGAAGATAGACGAAACCGACAAGATACGAAAATTAATTCGTAGCATAGAATAACTACTAAACATTTGACTTTCATTGAAAGTTGTGGTATAATTATTATAGTAAATCGAAAGGGGAAATGATTATGAGAATAATTTATACCGCAACTGCAAAGGAAGTTTTGAAGAAAACAGTCGTAGTTAGGATAACAAGTAAGAGTATTTTCTACTACCCCATAAAGGTTACAAGGATAAGGTGATACCAATGGACGAGATGTTTACGCGACACAAACAGGAATTTATATCTGCCATAAATGCAACCATTGATATGCTCAGCAATTCCAGAGATTTAATGGATTTAGAAGCTAATAAAGGCAAAATAATTGATGGGCAGAAATACAAAGAAATCTGTGACAATATTTTTCGTCTTAATGAAGCTCTAATTATGCTAAAGTCTAAAAAAGAGCTAGATAAAGAAAGCCAAAGTGTTGCTGTTGGCGCACTTGCCACATCAGTAGTGCTTATGGATTATCTTTCAGAAGCATACAAAGCGGCGGCAGAAAGAGGAAAAATAATTATAGCTAACATTCAGTCAGAAAATTGACTTGCAAACATTTGACAAAAATCAAAAGTTATGTTATAATTATAATACAATCAAGATATGAATAGCGAACGCTATTTATAAATATATTATTTTAAAATTTTTATAAAACAAGGAGAAAAACACCATGACAGAAAATTCGAGAAAGATATTTGATTTCCTTAAGGAAAACGACAAGGAGTTTACAGCTCAGCAGATTTCCGCTGCTCTAGGCGTATCTGTAAACGCAGTAACAGGTTCTGTAAACGCGCTTGTTAAGAAAGGCAGAGCTATTCGTAGAGAGGAAACTACAGTAGGCGAAGACGGCAAGGGCAAGATCGTTAAGTACATCTCTCTTACAAATGATGGCAAGGCATTCGATCCTGACGCAGAGACGGAAGAGAAGTAATCTTATTACGTTGATAATAAAAGGAGTTGGTAGTCTTATCAACTCCTTTATAATCGGCTGCTCAATTATTTATTTAATGTAAAGGAGAAAATTAAATGGCAAGTAATAATGTAAAACAGTCTAAGAATAATCTTAAAATTATAGGTCTACTCGTTGAGAACAGCCTTAAGTCAGGTATTTACAAGAACAAGGACGGAATAGATACTAACTACATTTCTGGTACTCTTACGGTTAGAGTTCCTCAGAACGTTAGTGGAAAGGACGAAATTGAAGAAATCCCAGTAAGCACTTGGGTTCCCGAAACAACTTCTACAGGCGCGGCTAATCCGGCTTATGAGTCTATGAAGAGAGCTATGGATAGCTATATTAGTCTTGCTGTTTGCGATGATGAAAGCAAGGCTACAAAGGTTATGATTAACTCCGCTAACATCACTGAAAACATTTACAGTATGGACGGCGAAAGAGTGTTCTGCACGCCGCGTATTCAGGCAAACTTTATTAACTCCATCACTAACCCTGGCAACTATACTCCCGAAGCAACGTTCCTCGTGGATATGGTAGTAGGTAATATTGAAGATGAGGTAGATAAAGTTCTGCTAAAATCTTCTATAGAAAAGCTTAGTAATAGAGAAAAAAATATAATGGAA